ACTTCGACCATAGCGTTTTGGCCAAGGGTACCACAGTTGGTACCGATAAGCTGGAAGCCGAAAGTGTAGGGGGGACCCACCTGCTGCATGCTGTAGAGGTTTTCGTCGGTCCAGATGAGGATCTGGCCTCGGGTCCGCCGCGCCGCAATGATGCGGGAGGCACCCGACAGGACCTTGTCGCCAGCGGTGTTGGTGGCCGATGCGTTCCAGTCGGTGATGTCTTCCTGGTTGCACCAGCGGATGTAGAGGGGGTTGACCACGGAGGTGAGGGCGTCGGGGCACCCAAAGGATATCAGGTGGCGGTCTTCTGGCGACACCAGGATCTGGGCATTTTGGCTGGGGGTCGTGGAGACGAGGTAGGCTCGACTCGTCAAGCCCATGCTGCTATCCCAGTAGTAGATCTGGCCGTTGCGGGGTGAGGCCGCCAGGTCTTCTCCCCAGTTGTCCAGACTCCAGAAGCGGAGTGGGGCCAACGCGGTGAATTCCGCGTTCCAGGCTTGGGGTCCACTCCACACGCCAGCACCCCAGCCGGTGTCAAGCTGGTTGGACGCGGGGCCAGGGGCCAAGAGGAAGTAGCCTTGGAGGAGGCCACCGGCTGCGGCAGAGGTGGCGGCTGCTGTGGTGCCGGTGTTGATGGTAAAGGTGTTGCCATCGATCACCGTGATGGGGTAGCCCCCAAAGGGCGCGGACACCGGATAGATGTTGTCACCTACGGTTGCGGCGACGGTGGTGGCGTAGAAGTAGTTGCCGGTGGCCTGGCCGTGGGCCGACACCGCGATGGTGATGGTGGTGGATCCAGCAGAAGTGCTGATTGCGTTGGTGGCAGAGATGGATGCGGCGACGGGGGTGATGTCGTGGTAGAGGCCACCGTACCAGATTGCCAGATGGGAGTTGGTGCCTACGGCCAGATAGACGTAGCCGGATTGGGTGGTCCACGTGAAGATGCTGCGGCCCACGCCGGGAATTGACTTGGGGTCGCTGATGCCATTGACGTTTTGCCAACCGCCAATTTTTTCGGGCTGGCCGTAGCGGAAGCGGACTTTGTCGGCGTCATACCAGCCACCCTCACCCGCGTACCGAGTGAGTTCCCGGACGATGCCGGGCTTCTGGGTTACTGGGATGAGTTTAGGAGTCGCCATTTTTGCCTAGCAGGTTTTGGATGGTCTTCGACTCGTAGATCCGGATGCCCGTCCAAATTATGGTGAAGGTGGCTGCGATGGCTGGGAGGACCCCCGCGAGGGTACCCACCACCGTCACAACGGAGATGGCGTCGATGCCTTGCTTGACGGCTTCATCCTTCATGGCGTGTCTCCGATGTAGACAAGTTTCTCGCCGGTAAGCTTTTCCAACAGGCGGGCCAGCTTCATCATGTCGATGTTGACGAACTTGCCGTTTCTTTCGGAGTAGTAGGACCAAGCCATCTCTTCGCTGGGTCCGCCGCATCCGGAGAAGTTGTGGGGAGATAGAGTGGTGACGTTACCGGCCTCGTCCCGCACCTTCAACTCGCTGCTGGATGCCACGTCCTCTGCGTAAAGAATGATGCTGTTGAGTACGCTGGAAGTTGGGGCTACGCCATTCGCGATAACGAGGGTGCCGTAAGCTCCAGTCGCAACAGCGCTGGTACCTATGAGAAGGTTGTTAGGCACATTGACGTCATTGTTTACATCTAGATTAAGTCCGCTTTTTAACTGTACGCTATTTCCAGTTAGTCTAACTTTTCCTGCTGTGTCTGTGGAAAGCGTCCCGCTGAAAGCTCCCCCCGTTCCTTGAGGGTACATGTACAAAGCAACAGTTGCAGCCGATACGCGAGAAGCCCCAATAGAAATTTGATCTTGGCACTTAAAAGAACTTTGCTGTCCTGTAAAGTTAATTGTTGCAATTGTTGTATCGCACAAAATTGCAGAAGTGACAAACATCGTGCGTCCGAAAGTTGCGGTTCCAGTGACCGAAAGATCGCTGGCCATTCGGACACCTCCCGTAAAATGTCCGGACGCAAAGTTGGCAGACGACGTAACACGCAGCACCGCGTTGACTGATACGTTGCTGTTGAATGTTGCAGTACCCGCGACAACTAGGGTGGAGGCTAGGGATGCAGGGCCTTTGATGTCTACGGCTGAGGAAAGGGTGGCCGCCCCGGAAACCAGGAAAGTTTGGGTTACGTTGAGGGCACCGGCAGCACTGACATTGTTGAGTCGGGACTCTCCGGTAACTTGAAGTCTTCCGCCGATATCGACAATCGATGTGACGAGGAGGTTGTTCTTGACCCAGAGGTCTCCCGAGACGCTGACTGCAGCAGCGAAGGAAGCGGTGCCCGCGACGAAGAGGGTGGAGGCGAGAGAGGTGGGACCCTTGATGTCTACGAGGGAGGCGAAGGCGGCTGGCCCCGAAACCGTGACAGCGGAAGTGAAGGTGTTGGCCCCGGTGAAGGTTTGGGAAGTGTCGAGGCGGGCGTAGTTGGTGAGGGAGGTGGGTAGGGTGCTGTAGACGGAGACGCCATCGGAGATCAGGAAGACCCACTCGTTGGTGGGGAGGGTGACCCCGGTCCCTGCGGAAGTGCGGACGGTGAGTGTGGATCCCGTCGCGGAGTTGCGGACCCAGTAGCCCTTCTCGACTTCGGGGACGATGACGGAGATGGCGGAGGCGACGGTACCCGCAAATTCGATGAAGGCGTTGCGGCCTTCGGAAGCGGATGCGTCTGCGATGGGAAGGGTGTAAGTGGCGGACGCTGAGGCCAGGGTGATCTTGGAGTAGCCAGCGATGGCTTGCTCGATCAGGTTGAGGTTGTTGTTGGTCTTGGTGCCCCAGGTGTTGGCGTTTTCGCCGGATGCCTGAAGTTCCAGCCGAAGCGAGGACGAATACGTGGAGGGCATCAGACACCGCCTTGCAGGGTATTGTCGCCGCCAGCGGGCGAGTTATTGTTGAGGTTGTCGTCTTGACGGGTACGCCGCGCCTCGTTGCGAAGGCTGGCCACGGCGGCCTGGTACTTGTTTTGCCAGAGGGCCGCCGCGTCATAATTCTTCATGAACATACAGGCTTCGTGCATGCAGCCGTAGAAGAGGGCTTCGGGCGCATAGTCAGTAAGCCAGTTGGTGGAGGTGCCCACGGGTCCGATGGAGGTGGGGACCTGCACGTAGGAGATTTCGACAAGGGTGGCGGAAGTGGGCGCGGGGGCCACCAGCAACTGGGAGAAACCCCAGCGGGCATAGTATTTGGGGGATCCCACGGAGGTGCGGTTGGGCCAGTATTCCCGGAGGAACTCGTCGGTCCTCATGATCAGTTGGCTGTGGGAGCCATCGGAAATGTGGGTTACCGCTTTGAGGATGAGGGCATCCTGGGGGAGGCTGATGTATGGGTTGCCAGCGGAGGCGGAGACGGTGGTGTAGGTGACCATGCCGTAGGTGTCGATGTCGCGCGCTAGGCGCATGCGAGTCTGATCGACAAACGTGGGGATCCGCGCGGCAAACTCCGCGTCGGCATTCTCCGTGGCGTCGATGATCGAGTTATAGAGATCCGTGTAGGTGGTAGCCATCGTTACCTCCAAGTCCCCACTTTAACATAGGGCGTGGCAACTTTCCAGACCCCACCTACGTTGATGTAGACTGTGGCTTGTCTCCAAGTGCCCGCCACGTTGATCCACGCCTGGGTCCCTGTAACGGGAGGTGCAGCGCCGCCCAGCAACCCACCAAACAGAAATGTCAAACCCTGCAGACCGCTTGTGGGGGTGCTGCCAGCAGTAAAACTGTATGGCGTCCTCACCCGCAGCATGTCAGTCCCCGATCAGCGGCGGGCGATTGGCGAAGGGATGGTTAGCGGCGAGAGGGATGGCCCATTTCCAAGACAAATAGCCTTCAACGAGAACCCTGTCTCTCGTTACGCCTCCGGTCGGCAGAACAACAAGCTCTCCGTAATCTCCAGAAAAGGGAACCGTGGCCCCGGAAAACGAATCCGTCATTCCAAAGCGCGTAAATGTTTTGCTTAACGTCGCGGACGCCTGTGCGGCAAGCACTCCGTTTGCCGCATTTCGCAGCACTGCGCCGTTATGGACGGAAGAGAAAATGCACCAAGCTCCGTCTGTCAGGCTGATTTGAGACTCAAAGTTTGTTGTGTAGGAACACCACGTTGGAGTTGCTGGTCCGCTTACTATTGGAATGTAAGCGCCGGATGTGGAAAAATCTATCCCTGCGTCGCTTTGGGTCCAGACACGGGCGTACAAAGGGTAAGACCCTAGCCGAAACGCGCCGAACGTGCTTTGAGCCGTATAGTTTATCGACAGGCCGGTTACGGCAAGACTTGAGCCGGAAAACGTTACAACGTTAAGGCCGTTTCTGCCCTCAATGCTGTAGGATGGATAGCTAGACGCCGTCGTAAGGTTTCGAGCGTTCCCGCTTTTGTCGTTCCATTGCGTAACGTTGCCTGACGAAATCGTAATTGTGCTTTGGTCGGCTGCGTCGAACCAGAAATCCGGCCTCAACACCTCCGGCGTCCACAGCCGCCCCTGTATCCGCGCGCTATCGTAGTCCGAGAGCCCGCGCGGCATCAGACCACTTCTTCGTTCCAGGGGCGGACGTACAACTCGTTGTTGCTCGACGCCAGCGTCACACCCGCGTTGTTGACCACCGACAGACGCAACGAGAACGGCGGCAGCCTGACCTGCACGATGTTGACTTTGGCAGACCCACCGCTCGTCAGCGGCAGGACGTAGACATCGCCGCCGACCTTGTCGCTTGTGTCGGTGCCGTCGTTGATCGTGACGCGGATGCTGACAGACCCGCCGGTCGATGGCGTGATGCTGCCGAGCTTGAGCGTCAGCAGCGCGTACAGGTCTTTGTTGCTGCTGTTGTCGTAGGTGACAACGCTGCTCTCCGATCCGTTCGCCAACGAGTCCGCGACGGTCGAGAGGATATTGCTGCTGCGGGTGCTGGGCGTGGCCCATTTCGCGACTGCCATCACCGACCTCCACGCGCCAGACCGACCGCCCGCGCATCAACAGCGACGCCGTGCGCCTCGGCCCACGATGGACGACGCTCGACGCGAGACAGCGCCAGCAGAGCGTCCGCTTCGGCCTGCTGCACCACGCCCGCCACGACGAGCCGCGCGAGCTGGTCGCGCGCAGAGGGGCGGGACAGGTCAAAGCGCCCGTCTTCGATCAGCCGAAGCCCCCACCGGATGACCGGCTGCGAGATCGCCAGCGTCGTCAGAGCGTCCAGCAGCGCCGCCCCGGCCTCGGGGCCGAGAGCGTCGAGGACGGAGCCAATGCCGATCTGCGTCTGACGCCACTCAACCACCGCCGGGAGCGTCGGATCGGGCTGGTTCAGAAGCGCCGCAGCGGCCCAGTCGGGCAGTGAGGCTACATCTGGACGAGCGAGGCGCTGTGCGAGCGTTTCCATCAGATCCCCCGCAGCGCCGCCAGCGTGGCCTCGGTCTCTGCGATCTCGGTGTCGAGCGCGGCGACACGATCAGCGTCGCCGTCTCGGTCGGCAGTCGCCCGCGCGCTGTTGAGCGTGGCGAGGCGGTTCTGCGCGAGGCGGATCAGATCGGAGATGGACATCAGACCAGCACCACCAGCTCTTGAGTGACCGTCGATAGGTGGGATTGTAGCAGGACCACGTCGTACTTGTCGGTACCGTCAATCGCCGCGAATGCCGCCATGCGACTACCGATCGTGGCGGTGCCCGCCTGGAGGAAGTCGGTCGGCGTGTACGGTGATAGCACGCGGTTCTTGCTATCGAAGCGGTAGATCTGATTGACCTGGTTTGCGACGTAGATGTTGAGGTAGGTGAAACGCCCTTCGCCGTTGAATGGAGAATAAGCACCACTCGTGCCGACGCCTGTTGCGTTCTGCGCGCCGTCGTATGTGATAGCGCTCGACCAAGCCCCTGTGATGGTGTTGGCGATGTCGAGAGCATCAATCGTCACTGCACCGCCACGGAAAAAGAAGTTGAAGCTGTGCCTCGCGTTGCGCGCGGGATCGGGCTGAATCCCGAACGACGGCATCCACAAGCAGCCCGCCGCATTCGCAGCAGGCCCCGCAGCGAAATACGTTGTGGACCACGCATTCGCAGCGATGCTGTTGGTGCCGTTGTTGATGGTCGCGTCGGTGTAGTTGTAGGTGTACGTCGTCGTGTTGCCGCTGGTCCGCAGCACGATCAGGTTGGGCTGCTCGATGACGTATTTCGCCGTGCTGCTGGGCTGCGTCGTCCACGCGGTGCCAAGCGTGTAGACCGGCGACGCTCCAGCCGTGTGTGAAGCGATGATGCGACGCTGGCCGACCGCAGCGGGCGTGCCGGTGTCTTGAACGATGCGGACCTGGAAATTGCGATACTCGTTTGCGAGAACGACAGCGTCGCCGTCTGCCGCCTGTCCAGTCAGCGAAGACGCGCCCGTCGCGGTGGCAGTCAGCGCCTTCCTCGATACGACGTTCGTGTCGTAGGTGAACCCGCCCTTGATCATGCCCTCGCCGGGCTCGTTGTTGTATGGCGTGTACTGCTCGTCCATGACCAGCAGCGCGCTATCCGTGGCGACGGTGGCTACGAGGTTGGTGGTTGAGAGATTCGAAAGCGTATTCGTGGCGACCTCGTAATTACGCCACGACGCCGCCGCGAGCGCGCCACTCGACAACATAATGACGCGACCAGATAGAAGCTCGTATCGCGCGCCGCTCGCAGGCGTGAACGTGAACGCATTGTCCACGGTGATCGTCGGCGTGGTGCCAGCGGTGTTTCCGACGATGAAGCGTTCCTCGACTTTGCCCGCCGTGGTGTCGGTGATGCGGATCTTGAATCCGTAATCTCCAGAACCGCCACGGTTCGCCAGCATGTTGAGGCCGACTGAGGTCGGCAACGCTGTTGAGAGCGTGAAGCTGGTCGTCGTCGCGCCCGCAGCAATAGTACCGACAGCAGAAAAAGACGGGGCGAAGCACATCGCCGCGCCTGCCGCGACAGCCGCCGCGCCGGGGTTGATCGAGAGCTGCCAGGACTTCGTGACGATGTTGTAGCGGTTCAACACGGTCGTGCTGATGAGGTTCTGCACGAACGGATGACGCGAGACGTCGCTCCGCATGTCGCAGCACATGAGCGTCCCGGCGGCGTGCGCGTTTGGCGAGGGCGCGGTCTGCACCCACTCCAGACGGTCGATGACTTTTTTGAAGTTGTTCGCCATCTGGAGACCTCAGGAAATGCACGCGCGCACGTTGGCGCGCCAGGAAGCGCGAGCCATCGCGCGGGCCATGATCTGCGGCTGTTCGTTGCCGAATGCGGCGAGGTTGCTGACAGAAGTCACCGTTGAGCAAGTTGTGACCGTTGTGACCGTTGTGACCGTGCCGCTTTCGACAAGGACCGTTCCGCGCTGCCGCTGGAGCGACTTGTCGTAGCCGCGCGGAGAGGCCAGCATCTGATAGATGCGGCTCAGCATCCACCAAAGGCCTGTGTCCTGCGTCGGCAGCGGCGCAGCCTCGCTCGTATCCGTCGCACTGCCGTCTGCGCCGTGCGAGACCTTGACGCGCTGGTACAGAACGCCGCCGATGTCGTCGGCGGCGGCTATCGCGCCCGAGCCTGGGGTGATGGCGACGTTGTCGGCCATTATCAGGCCACCGTGAAGCTGAAGATGCCGTTGGCGTCCCAGATGACCTTGAAGTCGGTGCCAGCGCCCGCAGACTGGCTACCGTCAAAATCGATGAAGGCGAGCGGCGGATCGTTCGCGTCG